TGGGCTCAATAAAGTTACACCTGATTGTGTGCCAAGTAACTGAGCAACAACTTTAGAAACCTTATAATCTATAGAATTAGTATCAGCAGATCCATCAATACCTACTTTGGCTTCTAAAGCCTCTACAATAGGTTTGATTTCTAAATTATGCCGAATAGAATGTCCTGCAGCACTTAATGTTGAACTAGCTGGCATTGTAGCAATTGTGTCTATTTCAGTTGGATACATTAGGCCCACACAGTCTGATTAATATTTTCAATAGGTGAATACTTTGTTGGATCATAACCGTCTATTTGTATAACAAGATCATCAACTAGGCAGATCAAATCGTCAACTAAAGTAGCACCAATATTGATGTTACTCGTCCAAGACGTGCTTCCTATAGTTGAGTTTGTCCAGACAGTATTTTCCATATGACTATTATATCATATTTAGATACTCAGATTTGTCCGTAAGACACTTTCTCTATCTTCTAAACGTATCTCTCGGATCTGTAATTCTTTTTCCAGTCTTTTTGAAATAAGATATTTACTGTTTACAACTTTTTCTCTGGTTTCTAAGTCTCTGGAAACTTTGTTTAGTTCTAACGTCTTAATCCTCATTTCATCCATCAAAGACTGAGCTTGCTTTTCTTTTTGTATGATAGATTGCTCACGTTCATCTAAATCTTTCTTTAGGACTGATTCTAGTGCCTTCTGAGAGATAAATTGTGACTTATCTGCTGACAAATTCTCTTTAGCTAGGTTATAATTATCGACTTTGGATTGAAAGGATGAACGAGTTTTTATAAAATCTGAATATTCGATATCAAAGTTCTCTTTTGTAGCAAATAAATCTCTTTGTTGTTTTTCAAGTTCTACTTTCTGCAATTCAATAGAAAATTGAGCAAGTTTAATCTTTTTATCAGCTTCTCTAAGATCATTCTTAAATTTAGCCAATTCAATCTCTTGCTCTTCTTTTTCTTTTTGCCACTTAGATTTTTCAATATCAATTTTTTCGTACATACTTCTAATATCATTATCAATATTCGATTGTACCTGAGAGCATTGTCGCTGTAGTTCTAATACCTTAGATTTTAATTCTTCCTTTTTGGCTTCTAAATCATTAGAGCTAATCTCTAAAATACCGACTTTACTTTGTAATTCGGTTCTTCTTTTTATTAAAGCCTCAACTTCATCAGCAGCTTGTTGTGCAGCCTCTGAGTATACCATTAGAAAGCCTTGATTTTGGAAATTAGATTTTGAGCTGTATCGTTTCTAGAAATTGGAATACCAAGAGATTTGCACTCAGCCATTAGTTCGGCTCTAGTTTTAGTTTCATTGCCGACGACTACTGTGTCATCTGCTGGAGCGTTCTTAATATCTTCTAGCGTAATTGTATCTTGCTGTTTGACTTCAAAGCCTCTAAGTTGATCAGATACTTCAATTTCTTCTTCTCTCAAAGTTTTAGAATTTGAGTCAGAGTTATCCATATTTGAATTTACAGGAGTATAATCTCCAAGCAATATTTCTTCTGAGATAATAATTTGTTTTAGAAGAGCTGTTCTCTCATTAACATCATTTACTATATTTGGTTTGCCTGTCTTCTCTGATTTTTTTTGCAAAAGGTGATCAATCAAGTGCTTTGCATAATGCTCTCCAATATATCGAGGAAGTCGTCTTGTTTCGCCGGGACGGATATTAAATATATTTCCGCCATACATTACTTGAAATCCCTCAGAGTGATTGAACTCATACATTACATCTTCTTCTTCTGCTTCTTTTTGTGGAGCCATTCCTAGGGGAGCATCTCCAGCACCGTAACTAATCTTCTTCTTGTACTCGACTGTAACATCATTACAATCTACGTCAATGTTGTGCACAATTAACGTATCATCAGGACTTTGCATAAATACCTTTCGTCGCTTTAAGAGCGATCTTTAATTATTAGATATATTATATCATATTTACATAAAGAGACTTTCAGGGTAGAAAGCCTCTTTTATATTGTGAATATTATTCAATCTTTCTCTTGTTCGCTTCCAACATTTCATATAGATAGTCAGATTAGACCAGATCGATTGAGTGATTCACTATGCAGTAGCAACAGGGTCAAGTTTACCAGATGTTGAAGTAACATTGGTAACAAAGTTCTGACAAGCGTAGCAGGAAGCCGGAGCAACCATACCAGCAGCAGCAGTTTTCGAACCGCCGACATTGTTGTATGAAATTATACCAGTTGAGCCTGAAAACATTGCAATTGGAAGACAAGCAGTACCAAGATTATAAATCTCATTACCCTTAACAACAACTCTCAATGAAGCTGTAGTAGCCCCACCAATAACACCAGAACCGGCATTATTAGAAGTTACGATATTGAAGTAGTTGTTAATAATTTTACAGTCATCAGCACCAGTAAGAGTGATCCACCAAGCATTGGCAGTAACGGCAGCTGTAGTCATATGTTGGCAATTGCTAACAGTAAGTTGATCAGCAGCAGCAGTTGTAGTCAAGAAAGAGATGATCGAAGTAGCACCAGCCTGAACGTCAACGCCATCCAAAACACAACCAGCAGCAGAGATAGTAACCATAGAGGCTAATTCTGCAACAGTTCCTTTAAGGATAACATTTTCGATCGAGCAATTAGCAGCAGACATTGTGATAGTCGTTGTAGCAGGCGTAGCAAGAGTAATAGTTGGGCGACTATTTCCTGTTCCTAAACCAATAACTCTGACACCAGCAACATCTAAAGTAATGGAGCTACCAGCAGTACCAGTAATTGTCTCAGCGTGCTTTGGCATAACGAAGACAACATCACCATTATTAGCTGTGACGCTAGTAATAGCACGATCAATAGTAGCAAATGGCTGTCCTGGGGTTGTACCAGTATTAGCAGTATCTGAACCAGTGACTGAATTTACATAATACGTATCACCGAAAGTTAAGATGCCTGCACCTTGCAGGGAATCAAGTGGCAATTTTGCTCCATAACGTAGAGCAGGGATGTAATTTTTAAGACTTTGCATATTTTCTTTCTGTTTCCTGAATTAGAGGCGGTTTTTACGCCGCCTCGTCCTCGTCAAAACAATTATTTATTGTGGATTTGAGCACCTTCTACAGGGTCAATGATTGCTTCTTCTAAAGTCTGACCAGCGGCAATCTGTGCCTCGGTCATAACTATCTCAGGAGCAACCTCTTCAACAGGCTCTTCAATTGGTTCTTCGATGGTTTCTTCAACCGGCTCTTCGATAACCTCAGGAGCAACCTCTTCAACCTCAGGGGCTGGATCAACAATCTTCTCTACCATAATAATCCTTTACGCTTAAAGCGTTATTATATTATCCAATCTCAAGGAAAACAGGACGATATTCACCATTAGCAGCAGTGTATAGGAAGTAACCAATAGTCTGATTTACTCCACCTGTTGCGTAGTTGATAACTCCACCTGCACCAGAACCAGTAGACGTAGCCATAACGCCAGTCGTACCTGCACCATCAGCTGAATAAACAGCTGCAACACCACGAGTCTGTAACCAACCATAGTTGGCAGCAGTCTGAGCAATAAGTGGAACACCAGCTGCACGAGCAGTCAATGAAGCAATTTCTTGCGTGTTGTTGTAAGTGTTGTGAACAATACTAATCTTTGAAGTTGTATCCAAAGCGATCATAAGTGGGTCGAACAGATCAATAATCATCCCGTAAGCTGAACCAGCTGAACTAAGTGCAGCGGTAGCTGAAGAAATGAAATTGTGTTTGATCTTAGCGATTTGACCAAGACCTGTACCTGCATTAACGACCATATAGCCTTCATCATAGATACCGGCTGTTACTGCTGATGTACCAGTAGTAACTTTAACTTGCGTTCCACCAATAGCAACTGCAGCTAGACAAGTCATATTCTGAGCGTCTGCTACAACTGTTGGCCCTTGCTGTAAGTAACCTGCATGATTTGTTGCAACAGCTTTGTTGAAACGAAACCAGCGACTGTCTGCACATTTGACAACTTCACCAAAGTTTTGTCCACCAGCAGTTGACTGCTGATATGGATCAAACTCGAGAAGCATTGCTGTACTCTCTAATTTCATTGTTATCCTTTTTTTATTAATTATCTAACTAAACTCCAGTAACACCAGTTAGGACACCCTGACGACGTGGAGACCAAGAAGTCAAGTTACCAAGTTGGATCAATTCACCGATTGTACCAAACTGATTAAGCGAAGAACGAAGACCAGACCAACCAAAACCGTGGAAAGTTGACATTGGAGACTCTTCGTAAACACCATCAATTTGAGCAGAACCAAGTTGAACGTCTGAATATCCCTCTACGCCATTTGTTGGCCAGCCATAGAAATCAAGATAATTCTCGTTCAATGCATATAGATTAGCTGTTGTAGCTTTTTCATCCTTGCAGAAAGGAACACCTCTGAACGAAAGTGCAACGAAACCATTTTGACCGACTAAACCTTGACCCTGAGTCATTCCACCAGTAGCACCGATTGAAGGCATACCGCTCATAGAATAATTCTCACGAATTGTAGGTGTAAGAAGTTGCTCATATAGAGACCAAACATTCTTAGGAGAAACATATAGATTGACGTGGAACTTCTGTGAACCAGATGAAGTAGCATCAGTCAAAGTAGCAAGTTTCTGAAGTGTCAAAGTACCACCAGAAGCTGTCTTTGTTGCATTTAGGACAGGGTAAGTAGTTCTTGAAAGAGAACCAATTGTGATAACTGTTGAACCATCATCAACGATAGCACCAAGACCAATGTAGTCTTTGTTTGAGTTTCCTGTACCATCACCATAAAGAAGACCGCCGATTCCATCAGCCATTTCCTGCTCGATTTCCTCAAGGGACTCTTTGATCAAATCAACTTTAGCGTCAGCTGTTGCATTAGCAACCTGATCCATACCAGCAATAGCGAGAGGGATACGAACTGCTCTCATATCAAAAATAGCCTTTACCTTAGTGTTCAACTGTGCAGCACTAAAAGTGTCCAAACCACTGAACGAACTGAACGTACCAGAACTCTTGTACTTTAGAGGCTTTCTGATGTCATAGCCTTTACCCTGTTTTGCATTTCCTAGGATACGAGCAGCAAGAATGTTGCTATTCAACACATTGTCGACCACTTTTGGGATCAAATCCTCTTGAGTAATCGCTGTAACTTTATCATCAAATGTCATGATAAAATCCTTTCTTTACTAATTATTTATTAACAAAAATCGCCAAAAAGCATATCAGCTCTGTGGCGATGATTATATTATATCACATTTAGATATCGTATTTTTGTTTTGCCTTTTGAAGCAAACGATCTAGAGATGAATTATGAAGTTCCTTGTAGCTCATTCCTTGTCCTGAAGTTGATGTTCTGCTGGATGATGATCCTATTGGAGCGAACTTGCCCGGCACTCTGTATTCTGACTGTATCCATTTGTTTTGATCAATATCAAAGTGCTTGCCTGATTGATTGTACATCTTTACAGTCTCAGCAATTTTTAACAGGTCAGTTGTACCCATAAAATGAGCAAAACCAAATAGATCTCTTCTAGCAGCATTACCTGGATCGTTGTGATCTTTTGGATCTCTTACTTCTGGAAGATAACCGTCTTTAACAGCTTGTGCCGCTTCTTGCTCAAATTTATCATCCCATTCTTTTTCAGCAACTTTCATCTCTTCTTGCTTTGAAAGCTGTTCTTCTTCTTTTGCTAACAATCTAGCCTCAGCCTTTGCTTCTGCTGTCTGCTCAATCTCGTCTCGTAAAGTTCTCCAGTCAGCTGGTGGAGCGTTTCGTGGGTCAAGTGCTGGATCAATAGGAAGATCAACGGGTCTAGAGGCTTCCTCTATTCCTGAAATTCTCTCATTAATTGTTTGTAAATCAGCACCGAGTGAATTAACAGCTTCTAAAAGCTGACTTAAATCTTGTCCTTTGGCTGCTTCTTGAGCAGCAATTTCTTCTGGTGACATTTTGAATGTTCTCCAATTATTTAATTATTCTTTTGCTTTTTGTGCTAGCTTATCTTGCGCAATCTTATGCATATTCTCTGCAAATACTGCTTCTTTCTTGGCAACTCCGCCCTTTTTCTCAGCAGTCTTGACCTTTTTAGCGGTAAATTTACCGAACTTTCCTACTGTACCCTTTTCTTCCATCTTCTTAACAGCTTTTTGTATCCAAAATGCCATATTATTCCTTTTAGGCTTGTGCCTTTTGCTTTAATAATTGTAGTTTTTGAGCAACAACTGATGGTTTGGCAGCAACTCTAGGCCCTGTGAAAGCCGATACCTTAGGCTGTGCTTTAACTTGTGGCTGTTGGCTCATAAAGTTATTTATTGCTTCTTGTGATTGTAATGGTGATGGCATTATTTAGCCTTTTTCTTTAATACACTATAAGCAATAGCAACTGCCTGCTTCTGAGGCTTGCCTGCTTTTATCTCTGTCTTGATATTCGTTGAAAAATTCTTTTTTCCTTTAAGTAATGGCATATTTATCCTTGTGGTATATTTTCTTGTATTGGTGTCTCTTCTGTTGGGTTTTGAGCCATAGAGGTCTTGCCTTGCATTGCTTCAGCTGGGTTCGGAGCTGTCTGCTCGTCTTCTAGCCCACATATCTGCATATATTTAGCAAAGCCATCTCCGTTTTGTCCTTCACCCATCATAAATGCTAACAGACGTTTAGCTTTTTCTTTTGGATTAGCAACGTCTAAGTCCTCAAACATTGATAGTGGATCAATTCCTTTGATAGGAAGTAGTGCCATTGCCGTGTCTCTGCGTGCTTTCTTATCTACTGTATTGGCTTTGATGTTTACTAGTATTCCGTCAACGATCAAGCCATTGTTGATAGTCTGTTCTACGAGTTTGCCATCATCGCCCATCTGTCTTGAATAGTGATCTTCATCGTAGTAGACCTTCATCATCTGGACAGACCATTGAGCCATCTCCCAGACAACACGATCTACAACAGTAGTAACAAGATCGTCTGCCATTGTGATATCGCCTTGCATCATCAACTGACGAGCCATACCAGACATATGCACAGAAGCCATCTCGCCTTTAGAAGCCTGATGGGTTGCGAACTTAGAATCAATATTTTCTTTGACCATTGCCATATCTTGTAGAAGCATCTGTGATGGTGGAGCACCAGCGATTGAGCCATAAGCCTTGGAGACATCTTCTGTATTGAACCATAGAGACTCTGATGGGTCATTGGTGACAGAAGCAGCATCTTCTTTGGTCATACCATTGCCGAATATCTTTTTAGGTACACAGGCATCTGATATCTCTGTGATCTGTCGTCCACGTTTGTTGACTATCTTCTGTAATGGCATTGTCTGCTCAACAGCGGTAGTATCGTCCATTGGTCCGTGACCTAAGTTCTTATGAGAAAAGAATATATATGGCTTGCGTGGTCGATCAAAGAAGTTGTGATATACGTGCTTAGTCTCAAAAGCTGAATTATCCTTCTTCAAGAACTGAGCATCATATCCGTCCCAGTCCCAGTTAGGATTTTTCATCTTATCTAAAATAATATTGCCATACTTCCAGCAAACACCTTCAAATATTTGACCTTTCTCGTCATACCAAGTAAACCAGACTTCTAAATATCGAAGTTTAGAAGCATATCTTTTAGAGGACATCTGCTTATATCCGAGTTGCTGCATCAATTCGTCTTTCTTAGCAGGAAACTTAGCAAGGACTACAGCAGTTGGCTCTTCAATCCACTCAGCGATAAACTCCATATTGTCAGCCGTAAAGCCGTCTTGTGGTATTTTAGCTGTATGATCAATGACCATACGATTGATATCACAGAGTTCATAAATATAATCACCGTTCTCGCCTTTATTGTTGTCCCAGCGATATTTGATAGCCGCTAGATAGTTGATATCGTGCATTCTAAGACCATCTTTGACAATACGTTGTCCAGCATCACAGTTGATACGTCGGCTTAGTTCATCTTGTAATGCCTTGACACTATCAACGTCAGGACCATTGCAGATAATATCTGGCAACTTGTTAGAAGCCATAGTGATCTTACGTTCAAGGTCTTCCCAGATCATATTGTCTTGATAAATAGGCTTTTGATAGTCATACATCTGACTTTCATCAATCTGATTACCAAGATAAAAGTCTTCGTTTAATTTACGACGACCTTTTAATTTGTTCTTTTCATAAAATTTATCTGAGTTGCTAATCTTTTCATTGAGTACAGAAATAAGATCTTTGTCTTCTATAGGCAAAGATAAAGCAGGCGTATCTACGACTACTCGTTCATCGTTTTTCTCTAGTTCTGATGCAGATGCTTCGTACATAAATATCCTAACTTATAATATATTTAGTGTGACATTTCTGATAATATGTTCCGCCATCGTAGTCTTTCTTTTCAATCGATCCTTTACATTGTACCACGACCGGACTCTTTATTTCATTTTCTCCGACTACAATAGATTTAATATCTCCATAGTATTCAAATACTATTTTACCACAACGACAGCATCTAAATGTATTTCTTAGTTTAGTCGGTTCAAGCCAGACGCTTATTGAGAGGTCTTTATCTGTCATTTTGCTTTTCTTTTTAGCACGATAGAAGCTGACTCTTTATCAGCCTTATCACGTTTGCCATTCTCTTCCATCTTTTCAAGACGAGTATAATAGTCTGGAATTTCTTTAAGATGAGCCAAGACGATTTTAGCTGTCATCTCTGGATCACCTTTTGTGATGTCTTTATGCTCTTGCTCGACTTTCATTCCCTGACAAAATTGGTCATAACTGACTCGAGACCAATCTACGTTTAATTTATCGCCGACTTCTCGTTCGGTCATTACATTCCTTTGTCTTCTTTTTTCTCATAGCTAGAACTCTCGCCCTTTTCTTCTTCAGCTGAGCCTTCTTTAGCTTTCTTCTTCAAAAGATTCATTCCTGCCTTTTTAGGAAGTTCTCTTTTTTCTTCTTCTTTGACACCATACTTTTTGACAGCAGCAGCTTCAATTTTCTTGTTTTCTTTAGCTTCGATCATAGGATAATCCCTATTAATAATATAAATATATTATATCACAAATGTCGTTCTGCACTTTTATGTTTCAATTTCTTCTTAAACTGTTCTGTCAGGTCGACAGTCGTTACTTGATTGCCTGTTTGTTGCCAAGGCATACGCTTCTGAATTGGTTTGGCTTGTTTGACTACGCCAGAGTTTATATTCCAAGTAGCGGCAATTGTCTTGAAGCCTAGAGATACTGAGTCATAATCATCATCGCCATCTACTTTAGCTACGTCTTCAGGATTAGTATTAGAATAGACCATTACGGGAAGTGTCTCGATCAGATTTTTGCATTTAGGATGTATCTGCCAGTATGGTTTGCCGTCTGTAGCTATAGACAAGTTCTGATGAGTCAAAGCCACACGATTAACACGAGCACCAGCACTTAGCGTATCACCCCTTATTACTCTGCAACCTGTCGGCTGGATTATACGTTCAAATATTTTAGCAATTGACTCCTTGCCTTCTTTGTCAGCATAACAATCGTGAGGCAAAACTATAAATTCAGTCTTTTCCATCTTGGTAAATATTGCGATCTGTTGTGCCCATAGTTCTGGAGATGTCTTGTTCTGGTGTAGCTCTCTATAAGAGTAAATTCTTGATACTCCCCATTGGTTCTCTGGACAGATAGCAAGCCATTGGGCTGAACCTGCGTGACCATAGCCCCAGTCAAAGCCTATAATCTTTTTACAATCTTCCAACGGATAGTCAAATCTATCAGTGACGTGTACATCTTGCATAAACTCAGAGAATACCTGACCGATGAATACATCCCAGCTACCCATACGCCAAGCCTTCCAGAGCTGATAGTTGACTTCCTTTAGTTGATCAAGACGTTTGATATAGTTCGGATCGTTCTTTGATAGTGTTGGGTTGTTATCAAGAGTAGCCGGAATAAATATTCTCATTACTCCATTTTCATCTTTGTAGGGTAGTCCCATCTGTGCTTTTTGAAGAACACCCATCTCATCAATGTATTCGTATGATCGTAGTTCAGCAGTATCAATAAAGCGTTTCTTGACCCATCCGTGACCAACACCGCCGGGATTACCAGTTGAGAACACTTGAGCCGGCAAGGAAGGCTCAGAAGATCGACAAGATGATATAAGCTGCAAGTATCTTTGCTCGTTTGGTATCTGTGTTAGCTCTTCAATCAGTTCTCTATGATATTCGTGTCCTTGGTACTTAGTATAGGCTTGATCGTCTCCAAGATGTCCTGAGCGGATTATAGCACCACTCTTAAATGTTATGACTGAGGGCTTGTAAGCAAATGTAGCTCCATATCCCCTAAACCATACTCTTGCTCTATCCATCCAGTCAGAAAGATCGTCAGCGTTCTTACGAATAACTAATCCTCTGTATTTTGGGTTCATTACAGGTTTAGATATCCATAGTAGTCCAGCAGCCGTCTTGCCTGGACCACGAGAGCCACCAAAAAAAGTCTCAAATATATCACTTGAAACTTTCAATGCTTCTTCTTGAGGACCTTTATGAGGTTTTATTATCATTAAATTTATCAGTTATTGATTGGGCTGACTTATACTCTTCTGGCATATAAATAATCATTGGCTCAATTTTCTCGCCGTCAGTAGTGTGGTCTACGTTCCGCATATCTCTCCAGCCAAAGTTATTAGTGAGGTTAAATATAGCTCCAGTAGCCTGTTTTTCCATCAATCTAGTCTCTACATCTTCATGCACTCTTTCTCTCGCGGCTTTTATAGCACCGAAATAGGCTTCTCTGTGAGAGTAATTATTTAGGGTATCCCTATCTATTCCCATCGATCTAGCTAATCCCGACATAGTATACGGTGCTGGATCTATCACTTCTATAACTGACTCCGCTTTGGGACTATAGACGTGCTGTATTCTATTGTCACAGAACATAAAATATTCATCAATCTTATCTTGTAGCTCTTTAAGTGTCTTGTATTTTGGCAACCTTATTGGAGGCATATTTTTTGGTACTGACATTTTAGTAATCCTTTTAGGTTTTTACTTCTCGACATCTTTCAATATTCTATCGATCTCTCCGCTCATATGTTTCATCATCTTTTCCATTCTTGCCTCGCTTGCTTCACTCTGTATATTTTGACCCAACATAATCACAGGCAATAATACTAGTTGTAATACATAAGATGATATTGCTCCACAGGTTAGAGCTAGTATCTGGTTGTTTGTTGTTATTCCAATTAGACTGCCGATACCAATGAACAGAAAAAGTATAGCACATTCCATCGTTCCGACATGATTAGTCACCCAGATGGCAATATTCTTTTTTATTTCTTCCATTCTGTTTTCCAATCTTCTTTTAATATCTCCTTGACTCTATCATCAGCGTTGCCATTAAATTCAATTCCTTCTCTGGCTTTGTTGGCTTCAACTTTCTCTTCCGCCACTGCTTTTATTATACTCTTTCCTAATTTTGAGTATCCTGCTTCATCCAGTTGTTTTTGGCTAAAAAAGTTCTTGGCTCTAGTGCCATTTAGTTTTAGAAATTCCTCGTTTGGTATTACTTTTTTTGATACCTTGTCCCATTTCTGAGGTGGTTGCATATCACCTTCAAACTTAAGTGAGTCCATTCTCACCCTGTTTCGAGTCATTAAATCGTCTGTTCTGCGGTTCTCTTTAATATGGGCACAATTAGGACATCGCTCCCCATAATGTGGATAGTATTTTATGTGAGTTGTTTCTTCGCCACAATTTGAACATTCCATTATAATCCTAATAATTCTTTTTTACGTTGGTATTCACCGTCTTTACTTAGTTTAATCTCTTCTGGTGTTTTAGCTTTGACAGGGCCTGAAGTAATTTGCTGTCGTTTCATCATATCTATTCTATTTTCGACTATCTTGTTGAATTGTTTTGTACCAATAAGATAACCAATAAAACTTGATATGGCTATGATTATAAAAGTGTAAATTCCACCGATTAACATATCAATCATTTTTCTTCATTTCTTCTAATCCATAGAAATCTTCATTAAAAAATTCATCAAGTCCTTTTGCTAAGTCACTTATTAATTCTTCTTGTAACCTTATAAATTCTGCATTCATTACTTTCTCCAAAATCTTTGCAGTTTCTTTATCTTTTTTATCTTTTGGTGTTACTTTAAATTTAGTCATTTTGTCCATATATTTTAGGCTTACTATATTTTTGCCAATTTAATAGGTATTTCTTTTTGCAAGTCCCACATTCAATATATTCATCGTGTCCGATCTCTGCCTCTACTTGTTCGTGGCCACAAGGTAGTTTAATAACATTCTTTGGCTGAGTGGTATGCCAAGACTCGTTCATTATCTGATCAATATATTTTGGATCAATTTGCGGATACATCTTTTTCTTCGATTATTATAGTTGAGGTTGTTAAGATCATTATCGCAGAACTAGAGGCATTGCGAAGGGCTGACTTGACTACTTTGGTCGGGTCAATAATTCCTGACTTGACCATATCCTTACTCTCTCCATCCATTACATCAATTCCCCAGTTCTCGTCTTTTGTGCAATCGAACCAAAATGCTTGTAATCGTTCTAGCATTTGACCAGAATTATAGCCTGAGTTCTCCATTAAAACCTCAAATGGCTTTTGGCAAGACTTTACAATTATACTCGCTCCGATGGCAATTTCTCCATCTAATCCGTGAGGAACGCTGCTAATACATCGAATCAACGTAGTCTCTCCGCCTGGAACTATACCATCTTCGCAAGCTGCCTTGACTGCACTAATGGCATCAATACAGGCTTCCTTTTTCTCTCGAACTTCTGCATCTGATGAAGCACCAACATTGATAATAGCTATTCCTGAGGTCAATTTGGCTAGTCGTTCTTGTAATCTCTCTCGGTCAAACTCTCTGTCCTCGTTTGCAAGTTGGTTTTTTATAAGTTTAACTCTCTCTTTCAAATCTTTAGCATCTCCAGCACCACCTATAATAGTTGTTGAATCTTTTGTTGAAATGATCTTTTTAGCTCTGCCAAAGTAGTCAATCTTAAATTCATTTAGTTTAATTCCTAAATCCTTTGAGATCATTGTTGCACCAGTAGCAGTAGCAATATCTTGTAAGAAGTCTAATTGTTGTATTCCAAATCCCGGTGCTTGAATACACAGAGGCTTTAGTCCACCATTTACTTTATTAGAAATAAGAGTAGCCAGAGGAGCACCGTCAACACCATTTGAGATTATAACAAGTGAAGTGTTTTCAATTAAGTTGGCTTTAAGTCCAGCATCGTAAGCTGCAAAGATACTCATAAACTCTTTCATATCGCTAATCCGAGCATCAGTAATCAAGATGTATGGATTTTCAATCTCTGCTTCGCCTGTCTCGTTATTAGTTATGAAGTATTTATTTTGCCAACCTTTATCAAAAGCCATACCCTCTTTATAATCGATTGACATATCTGTTGAGCCGGACTCTTCTACAGTAATAACCGCATCTCTACCTAATTTTTTGATAGCTCCAGCGATCAGTGAGCCGATCTCTTCATCTTGAGCTGAGATAGTAGCAATCTGTAAAATATTCTCATCCTTGATTGGAATTGACATTTCTTCTACTCTTTCGATGATCTTGTCTACTGCTATTTCAATCCCCTTGCGCAGCATTCGAGCATTAGCACCAGCTACTATGTTTTTATTGGCTTCTTTGGCGATTGCGTAAGTGAGAATTGTGGTCAGTGTTGTACCATCTCCGACTGCATCCATTTTGTCAGCGGCACTCTTAATTAGTTCAGCACCAAGATTTTCAAATTTATCTTCTAATCCAACACACTCGCGAGATACAGATACGCCATCGTGAAAAACGGCAGGTTCTCCCCATTCTCTACCGATAGCTACATTTGAACCCTTTGGACCAAGCGTGCTTGAGACTGCTTTAAATACCTTTTCAGCACCAGATAATAGTTTATTTCTTGCATCTGTTCCGTATAATATCTTTTTCATTATTCATCTCCTTCTTGTTGCATAGTTCGTGCCTCTTCTAATTGAGCCATTAAAAAGTTATAAAATCCTTTGACTGCTAACATATCTTTTTTAGTCAGATATGGCATTAGCTTTCTTTTCTTGTTAGCGTCTGCAAAGTTTACCCAAGAGTCCATTACAAAGTTCTCTACTTGATCTAGGAACTTCAATATCAGTTTCTGATCTGCAATCTCTTTCATATTCCCTCCTCTATTATTGCTAAAACATCTTCAAACTTAACAATCTTATACTCTTCGCCTAACCAGCTGAATGATGAACTGTGATATTTTGGATAAACGATTGTTTGTCCTGTAGAACAAGAACATACTTCGTCTTTCTTATTTTCCCCGCATTTAATTACTTCACCAATCATCGACTCTTTCTCATCTGCTGACACTATCTCAAAGTTTCCGATCTTGTTCGTTTGCTTATCCTTAATCAACACGTACCCTGCCTGAGGTGAAATCATTTTTTACCCTTCCTTATTTAATTCGTTTATTACATCTTCTAAATAACTATCTGTCAGTTTAACTAACTTCTTGCTTTCTGTTTGAACGTCCCCTAGCCAATCAATTCCCTTTGCTATTATTATCTGGTTTTGCAGAAACTCTGGACATTTTCCGTGTAGTGCTCCGTGCTCGTCGTTGGTTACCGGTATGCCATTAGGCACATAGTATCTGGTGGCGTTGCTGTGGCTTTTATATATCCAATGGTGGATTACTTCTGTTGGCAATCCGCTAATGATTGAATATGGGTATTTTTTTATAAGTTCTATCTGGTAAGTTTTATCAGCTTTATGTCTTAATCTATCGTTTTCTTTGCCACTTATTTGACGCATAGTTGCCGTTTTGCTGCGTTTAATACTGTCTTGCCATAGACGATAGCATTTGTAGTTAGGGTGTGTTTGCTGGAGACTTGTGGTCGGATTATCAATTATCTCGTTGCAACCTTTACAAATTCTAATCTTTTTACTTTTCACTTTCAATACCGTCTTTAATATATTTTCTAAGTTGATCAGTACGATTGCGTCTGTTTTTGTGGGCTATTTGGTCAATCTTTTCAACATCTGTTGTTTCCATTCTGATTGCAATAACTTTTACTAGTTTTTTCTCTCTCATAATATTTCCTGATTAGTTCCTAACCGATGCCTCCGAAGAAGCATCAGGTCAGCTACTTAGTGTCTAGTACGTCGTCGAAGTCTTTGTCTTCGTTAGCAAGAGCGAATGGGTCTCCGCCAATGAATAGTTGTTCTAGGTCTATATGCATTGATTTGTATTGCTCAAGTATCTCTGTCGGCATCTCTTCTTTTGGCTCTGGATTGGTCTGATATTCGGTCTCTTTGCCTTTGCCTGATCGACTAATGCATATATTGTACTGTGATTGATCTCCCCATTTCTTGTTATCTACAAGAGCCTTGATAGCCTTGCGGATACTTGCCTGAGTGACCTCAAGTATTTGGATTGCGTCAGCGTCCCAGTTGTATACTACGAAAGCCCAGAATACTTTTGGTGTGTCCAGCGTGCCATCTTCTTTGACTTCAAGATCGTTCATATCAATCTTTTCGTTCAATCTCTTGCGGATTGGCGTTCGTCCTCGTGTACCGTCTGATTTAGTGATCTCTTTCCAATACTCGTAACCTACAATCGCACTTGATAAAATTCTAAATGTATTCTCGCCCTCAGTAAGTTTCATGTACTTATCTGTTACTGGCTCTTTATAATCCGTTGGTAAAAAACTCATAATCATCTCCTTTAGTTATCTTAATAAACTTGTTAAACTTCCCTCGTTTGTAATCTTCAATCCTGCGATTGTATGCTCTCCTGCTTTGATCGCAGCAGTTATCTTAGCGTGGTCTGGACTCTGTAAGTGCGTTGGTACTAGAGTAGGGTCGACCACCTCGTATACCCATTTGTCTTTGATGATTGTCTTAGCCCAATCGCTCTTTACTCCTTTTGATATTTCGCTAGGAGCGTTATCGATCTTTTCAATCATCTCAATGGCCTTGTTGACTGTTCCCTCATTGTCGCTTTCAAGTGCCAATTTCTCAAGTAACTCTTTTTCTGAGTTTCTTTGTTTCTCTTCTTCAATCTGCTGTAGTCTGATCTGCTCTCTCTGATACTCTAAGATGTTCTTAGTTAGAGCATTTTTGATCTCTTCGGCTTTGTCCTCAGCTGGAGCGAACCATGATCTAATCATCTTAATAGATTCCATTGCCGGGCCAGTCGCACTCTTCTTCATCGTCTCCAAGTCCTTGATCTTAATCTTAATGCCCTTCAGGTTGTCTGCGGCATACTTGCAGCTCGTCTCGTCGGTGATTGGCTTTACCCAACCTGCGATCTGATCGATGTCAGCGGTTACTAATTCAATCTCCTTTTGTTCCATACTCTCTCCCTGTTTAATTATATTCTTATACTACTCTTTATGTATTACGTTGTCAAACAGTCAACTGTGGATAAGTTTTACATTGTCAACTAAATTACTTGAGGTTGTCAACTACATTGTCAACTAAATACTTCTTGCAAGCCTCCATAATCGGCTCAATTTCATCTTCTTTTATGGCCCAAGCTGTCTCGTCATGTTTACCATTTATTTCTAGCCAGAGACAACCTTCATAGTCTTTAATTTCAGCTTTTACTTTCATATTTTCCTTTCTTTTAGTTACGAGTGGTTGCGATGTCTTGTCTCCACACCACCACAACCTTATCTCGTAAATTGACTGATTTTGTTTGGTATATGAGCTAGCAATCTCCTATACTATTTTGTTCAGTCTTCAACGACTCTGTGCTATACTGTGGTGTTCCAGCCTACGAGTTATATAAACCCTAGTATCTGGCACGGAATAGTTTATTATTAGAAGCCGTCATATTAAGATTATTTAATTTCGTTTATTCTTTTAACATAAACCAGCATATTTTTTATTGCTTCTTTAGCTGCGTTTTCGCTTGGTTTATCTCCGACTATTTCTATACACGTTTCCCTAGTATTTGTTCCATTTTTTTCTTTGATATAAATTACTGTTGTTTTCTCTTTCATCATTTCCTCATTTCATTATTTAGTGGACTAGTGTTTCCAAAGGTTTGACAAGTTACCCAATATGGTTGGTATGGTACTACTGGTTGTTGTGGCACATATACTGGATATGCTGGGATAGTTACATTTGGTTGTTGAAGTGCCTTTACTAGTAACTCAAGCATTTCAATTCTGTTTTCTAGTTGTTTAATTTTTTCATCTGTTGTCATATTACTTCCTTTTCATTATTTAGTTAGACTTTCTAAGCTCCGAAAGAACTCGTGACAAATCCATACTAGACCTTTTCGCAGCAGATGTGGCTTTTCCACAATAGTAATACTCATATTCTGCTATAGCTTTTTCGGCTATCTCTGCTTTTTCGAGAAATCTTTTCGCTTCTGATATGGCGTTACGATATTTTTGTAGCAATATATTTTCTTTCATTTTTCGGTCTCCTTAGATTTATTAAGTGCTAGAATTGAGTCTTTGGCTTCAACAATCGCTTGATTGTATTGTTCTACACTACAATCGCAGGGGAGTTCTTCTGTATCTTCGTGTGCACACCACTCGTTGTGGGTAGAAAAATGTGGTAAAGCCTTGATACACTCCTCAATAGTCTCAGTCCTTACTTTTTGCTCTAGGTCTTTGATAAAGTCTTCTAACTCGCTCGCCACTAATTCTTCACAGTGAACAAACTCATCATCTATGTTAGTGCAGTATAGGCTAGGCAATCCTTGATGTATTGCTTCTCGCAACTTTTTTTCCCAGCTTTGTTCTTGTTTCATAATCTCCTTAATTTTTACTTATTTGCTTCATAAAATGCTTGTGCAAACTCTGGATAACACATACTTCTTGCGTTCATTCTGTCGTAAGGGTCTCGGTGTGTCATAGGACTAATAATACTATTAACATGTCTGTTGATTGGTTTTGGTGTATCAGGAAATGGTTTTTTAGGTTGATTGAACAATCCCCATAAAGAAGTTTGTTTTGAATAATCAGCACCAAATTCGTGAGGTGAATATTTGTATGGTGGAGTTCCGAGAAAGCTCTTCAACGCTCCGCTTCCAGGATTCTCTATCACCCAGAATTTCAAGTTACTTTTGGAGAAGTGTCCGACTGTTGGATATTGGCACTCCCAGATAATCCTTAAACATTCTTTAACCAATCTCATACCCTCTATAAAGTCTCGTTGTGTCTTGGCATTTGACCGAGCGATAGAGAACATCGTGCAGGGTGGATTCGCTATTATCCCATAAACTCCTTTAGGTGGGTGATAATTTTCTACGCCAATATCTCTACCGACTAAACGAACATCATATCCAGCGTCTTTATATGGCTTCGAGTCACTGCCAATATCTGCACAAAGATGAAGTATTATTTTATCGTAGTTGTTCATAGTGTTATTTCTCAATATAATTATCGCACTCATCAAAGTTAGTTAAATTCTCTCCAAAGTCGCAATAAGACTGATATTCGGAGTTGCTACCTTGCTTTCTGGCACAATCCTTTGGACAAGCTTTATTCACACATCGGCAGTAGTCATCTGTTAATTTCATAGTGTTATTCCTTCTCTATCCTTTCTTGACGCTATGCGTCTAAACTAATATCGTATATTATCTGCTTCGTCCCATTTTTCGTGGTCGTTCCACCATTTTTTTAGAGGACATATTCCCCGTAAATATTCTATCTTTTTGCCAGTATAAGGATCGAAACCCATTATGTATTTTGTGAGCAGAAGTTTAGTTCCACACTTCCAACAATATCTATCTTTCATTTGATTACTCCTCGTTTGTACAATTCTTTTAGGTCAACCGCCACGCTGTATAAAACATTGTAACTGCTGCTGGTATATCCCAAGGCTTCTGCCATTTGAGAGGTCGTTATTTCACCTTTTAACCAAGCCAGAGAACATTCTATTCTTTCTTCCGTTTGCCTTACTTGGTTAGTTTTTCGTGTATCTATTTTCTTGGCTTCATCTAGCAATGTCACTTTGTATCCTCTCTATGCGTCTAAACTTTTAATTATATTTCTCGTATACTATTTCGTACTTCATTTCCTTTTTTTCCTGTGGTAAATCCAGTTTCAGATAACATTCTCTGCATAAATCAATTCTTCTTGGGCAATAGGGTCTATCCGTATAAATCTCTGAAACTTCTACCACAAATTTATATTCTTGTTCTGTTATCAAAGTTTTACACTTGTCGCAAAAATACCTTGTTTCGCTACTCATTCTGTTCCTCTCTATGCGTCTGATTAAGTTGCTCTAATAATTTACATAAAATTTGATGTTTACCAGAATAAAATTCATTTTTTGTAGAATAGGTAATCTTTCCATTTTTATCTTTCAATATTTCTGCGAAATGTTCTTTTTGTTTACATAGTTCTTTATTTATTTCTTCCACCCCCCGCTTGTAACTTGCGTCTATGAGGGATTGGATAAAAAGTTTTATAAGTGGTTTGACATCTCCCTGCCAAGTATCGCAAGAACTCATCAGGCCACCTCGAATAGTGGTAACAAATAATTCGTCAAACCTCTCTTGCCAATCTGTGCTAAGTTCTTTCATTTCTGGTGTTTCAACTGCTAAAGATTTCTTAGTAGTTGCTTCTGGTGTTGGGATTACGTAACAATGGCTACACAAAGGTTCTCCATCTTTTCTTTGATGCCTTGCTCCTTGTATTTGATTATAGTAGCAATCTTTTACAAGTTTTTGGCATCCTGCTGGACACTTGTCTTTCATTTCTGGTGTAGGGCCAGTCATTCGCTTAGTACATTTTTCACACTCGCACTTAGACATTTCTGGTGTAGGGCTAGTCATTTGACCTCCAAATCAGATATACGATTCCACCTATAAAGATTAAATTCCAAAGATTTGTCCATTGAAAAGTAAAGTCGGATGTTTTAATATACCCACCTTCGCTCATTAACCACTTAATTATTTTCATCTTTCTCCTTAGCTCTTAATGTTAGTTATCTACTAATCCAACTATATCTTTGCACTCGTCACATATGCACATCATTCCAGCATCAGGTAAGTAGTCAAAATCCTCGCCGCAGATATTACATTGTTTTGTTATTGTGTCGGACATTCTATTTTGCCCCCAGAGTGTACGCTAATGCGATTATTATCCAAATTAGTACTCCGCCACCTGTTATGGCTAATATAGCGTTTAAATCGTCACGTGTTGCCTTCCAAGCCTTAATCCTGCGCTGTCTAGCCTGTGATTTCTTGTAAAGTGCGAAATGATTGATCTCTTTGCAGTAGTTTACCATCCTATCTCCTTATTTAGTTTCTCAGTCATAATCTCTTGATATTCTCTGTCCTGGCGTTCTACTTCGGTCTCGGCTGTCTTGCCAGTTACTTCCCGGCGTACAAGTACCTGTCTGATCTTTCTTTTCTTCTGAATGGTCTCAGTCGGTAGATATAGGCCAGCGGCGTTGGTCATCTGTCTGGCCCGGCGGATTGTTTCAAAGCTTTCCATTGGGCTGCAGATGCAAATGTATATTCTGTCTAGTTCGACCGTATTTTGTGGGTAATAAATCTCGGCATATTTTGTATAAAGTTCGTTATCGTTCCCTCGTGTCTCTGGATAGTATTTCAGTATCTCCTCGACTTTGTTTCTTATCTTCATCTTATCTCCCTTCGTTTAAGATCGTTGTATTGTTCAATGTTCTCAGGGGTTAGTTCGATTATCCCTTTTTCGTACATCTCAATCCATTCATCTTCTTCTTCTTCGATCTCCCAATCTTCCTTGATCTCTTCCATAATGACCTCCCAGTCAGTTAATAAATTCTTTGTTGTAACCGTTGGTGGGTGAAGCTCGCTATTGGAGTTGTTCTTCACCCCCTCTTGGTTTATTTGTTACCAGCGTGCATGCTACGGTCATCTCCTCGTGTAAGTATTGTCTCGCCAGTAATATAAATATACGCTCTATGTATTACGTTGTCAAACGCTTGACTGTGGATAACTTTAATTTCTTTGCCTTTTTACGCTCGTTTTGTTGATATATCTCTTCGTACTGCTTGGCTTTTATCATGAAGCAAATGCTATGAATTGGGCA